CTTCGCCTGAATCAGCCTCGCTGCCAATATCCTTATGCTCTCGCAGGGAACTGGCAGCAGTCCAGTCACAGGCTGCGTTATCGCCACCAGACGTTAGCTGTTGTCCGTCATCGCCGTGGTCAGTGCCTAGCGAGATAGCCCCGTCAAACCTAGATGTACCAGAATCCACATGGAGGGCTAATGCTTCGGTTATAGTTACGTCAGAAAACGGGTACGGCGCACCAGCAATTCTAAAGGTTGATGCTTGGTCTACAGTAACTGCCCCACCCGACTCTCTAAGCTGTGTTGACTCAATATTCACTGTCCTCTGGGAAGTGGTAACCTGAGTTTGCCCTGACAATGTAATGTCGTATGCTGCGAACTCTACAAGTTGATGGACTGTATTAGCGGCTGAGGCATTATCCAGAGTCTGATTCGGAGAATCGAAAACGTGTGTACTGAGGGCTGGTGTTGTGTTCCTAGTGTCTAGTTTTTGAAGGGTTGTTGTGCCATCACTTACTATGAACGCGCCATTCGTATTAGCCGCAAGTGTTAGATTTAGCTCTGCCGCAGGGTCAATGGTTAGTGCACCAGAAGAGGTGCTGATGGTCTTCGCTCCGTTGCCTTGTAGTTCCCCTGTCGCTAAAATGCTCCATCGTTTCGTGGGAGCCGACGCACCATCAGCCGTTGTCCAAAACATCATGCGTCCTGGCACATCGTCCTGACCAGGTGTTCCATCTATTTGAACCGATATAGCAGCAGCCATGCTGCGGAAATCATTGCCATCCGCAGCAGTAAATGCAATAGAACCCAGAATCTCATCGTCAGCAACTATGGTATTGCTGCCTACTGTACCATTGCCAGACTTCAAGAAGGTTAGGGTGGGAGGATAATCATCATTCGTGTTGAAAGCCCCTATAACCATCGCCATATCATGTACGCCACCTCCCAGAACTTGTAGCTCTGCGGTGACTCCAGAGGCGACGTTCTGAAGGAAGTTTGACGTTACGACTTGTGCGGTGTGGCCTATTACCACTCCTGTACCATCAGAGAAAAGCGTATCGGTGGTAGGAGCAATAGTCAAAGCACCCGCACTGGTTGCAATAGACCCTGCATCCGTCAGGGTTATGTCGCCCTCAAGAAACAAATCCTGCCATGCTGCTGATGCACTACCTAAATCGTAAGTATCGTCTGCATTAGGCAGGACGTTGCCTGTGACCGTGACGTTTGCCGCTAGGGCTAGACCACTAGAGTCGGTGATGACTCCATCAGTGATTACTGTGTCTCCTATGGTGAAGTCCGTAGTTGCATCTATGGTTCCAGAGCCTACGATAGCCCCAGCAAACGTAGAGGACAAATCATCGCTAATTGTTAGAGCCGTTGCTAGAGCGTTTAGAGAACTACCAGAACCAGCAGCATTTGCAGTCTGGAAGATAATATCTCCCCCTGCACCACTGCCCTTACCCTGTCCACCCTGTATGGTTAAAGCACCACCGGCTATATTGTTTGTGGTTCCTGCGGTGGTATCACCTGCCGAGATAGCTAAAGTATACCCTGCTGTATCATGAGCAGAGGCCGTTACAGCAATTGTTGTTGCGTCTGATAGGGCAATATCCCCCTCAAGGAAGAGGTCTTGCCACGCGGCGGTTGCTGACCCTATATCATAGGTATCGTCCCCACTAGGTATAAGGTCCCCGTGAATGTTCCCTATTGTTACAGGTATTGTATATCTATTGGACATGTTTCTCCTTATACGGTAGTCAGTTTACCGGTAGAGAAGTATCCGTTGAGAGCCGAGCAGGTAACAAGCATGTTGCCAGTCCCTGCATTAGTCAGCGTCTCTATACCTGCAATCCCGTTACTGCCAAAGCCATGATGGATTCGCATTCCCGTTCCAAGAGAGGCGGGTACTTCTGCGTAAGCTGTGCTCTCGTTGATGCCAAGCATGTGGTCTAGTGTTACCGTGGAATCCATTGCTTGATTCCACGTCCACTTCGTCCAGTACATGGAAACATCTCTCCAATGAAGAGAACTGTTCACCGAACTATCTATTTTAACAAGAGACGAGGACACCCATGCAGATGGAACTGTCCATGTAATCGCTCCGTCTTGCGCGAGTGATATGCCTCCTGAGATCGTACCATCGGTATCAGATGTATCTACCCACTCTGAACCATTCCAATATGATACCGTAATCACCGTAGACCCCGTGGAGTTTGTGGTGTCCACATCTATATGGACTCCCCTGAAGGGTATTGCCGACCCCACATAAACATTACGGCCTGCGGCAAGACTACTCAGTTCAACGCTGGTAGCTGTAGACCCGTCCTGTGCAATAGTGGAGTAGTCTGCAATGCTACCAGCCAGATCGGTAGAGGAGTCAGCCTTGAGGATAACCAGGTACGGGCAAAGGGCATACCTTGCCACAGCCGCACCTGAAAAGTTCCTTGGTATAAGGTCTATATGTTCTGTGCCCCGGTGAAACGGTGTGAACGCCGACGATGTTGTCATGGATACACCGCTTGCCGCACCCGCACTCCTCTGGTGGCCCAGATTAGCGCCTAAGATTTCTGTTGGCATTATTACCTCCTTGGTCTATCCAGCCCTTCCAGACCTCTTGTATGGGAGAAGGATTTATTTATTTTAAGTATTTAGTCAGGGACTACAGCAGTTGCCACAGCACCAATGGCGGTATAAGCATTAGCCTCCCACCCGATGGTGTTGCTGATTTTTGTGACATGCAATACCTCCGTATCAGTGCAGAGATATTCCTTGGTCCCGTCACAGTCCTCACTGTTGATCTCTTCTCCGCTTCCCGCAGGGGTACGCAACTCAAAGTTTCCCCCTGCGTTGCACAAAATGGTAATTCTGTGACCTTCAGGAACGCTCACCAAAGAGGGAAGCGTGATAAAATCATTCGCATTAGTAGTCACTGGCAAAACAGAGACCTGCGTTACGCTACGTCCTATACTACGGCTTCTTGTGTCCGCAGACGTAGCACTGGGCTTCACGACATGGGTGGGAGAGGGGTTTCTTCCTGCCATTGGTTCGTCCTCCTTCTACTTCTTTCGCTTCATCTTTTTATATGCAACGGTGCGTACTGACGTACACCCCGCTGTTTTGCACTCTGACCCCAAACTCTTGCCATACCGATGGGCATGTTGGGGGGTATCAATCAAATCAGTCGGATTGGGCGCTATTGCCACAGCAGGAGTAGACCCACCAAGCATAGCCTTCAGCAACTCCTGGTTGCTTCTCAGGGTCTCTCTTTGCAGTTCCCTGTCTTCATCCCTGATACGCTCCTCCCGGTCTCTCCTCAGTGCCGCAGCAGCCCTCTTGTGAGACTTCTGCAAATGGGCCTCTAAGGCGTCCTGGTGAGGGATGTGCACCCTCTTGCATAGCTTGAACCCCAATCCATCAATGCGATGGTAATCTGGAGAGGCAGGGTTCAGTGGGCAACACAGGTCTTGACCATAATCGGGCGCAATCTGAGGGTTAGTAAAGGTATACATCTTGGTGCCGTCTTCATGCGTCATCTGGGCCATCTGCCACCGGAACCAGTGAGGGCACTCGTTATAGCCCCCCGTCTTGGTATCCCAGTACGGCAGATACCCCTTGTATCTAAGGGATGTCACGCGGGACGCAGCAGGAGACGACTCGGAAGGAGTGCTGATGATCTCCCCCACCTTCAGAAAACCATCGGGGAGCTCTACAGCAGTTGCGGGCTCCTCTGCTATTGCCTCACGCCATGCCTCTTCTGCTTCTGCTGTTGCTACTGTCTCTGGGGTTGTCATATCTCTAACTCCTTACAAGCTGGCCCACAGGGCCAAAGCTGGACTGCTTACTGCGCCTACGCTTCTTTTCCTCTACCATGTTCTGGAACGCCGCCTGCATATCAGAGGGCTCAGTCTCCCTGTGCATGGGCTGTGCCCGCAGTTCATCGGCTATCTCCTGTAGCTCGGCCACAGTGTGCCAGGCTATCCCTTTACCGTGCTCGACCTGCCCCCCGGGAATAAGAAGCTGGTCTGCCTTGAATTGACCTGCTGGCCCCATGTACACATACGCTGTGACCAACCGGTCATCTCGCACGACTCTTAGTATCTGAAAGCGGCTCTTGGTTCTACCGCTCCGTGAGGGTAGGTTCAACTCAGCCAGCACATAGCAAGGCTCATCAGCTACTACCACCCTCGTTACTGTGTCCAGAGCAGAGGCCATCCTAAAGTGGACGACCTCTGCCCCAGGTCTTTCTGCTACGCTAACCATATATCCTTATGCCGGTGCTGTAGCGTCACCTATTATCTCACGAGTCCAGTTGGCAAGTCGCAGCCCATAGGCGAACTCATCTGTCATAAACAGGCTGTCGCCTCCACCAGCGATGTTGGGCTTGCGCTCGGACTCAGTCCTTATCGTCATGCCCTCTACCAGTATCCACGCCGACTTGGAGAACACGAAGTTCTTGGCATCAGAATTGCTGTCAATGGATATGTTGCCATCTTCATGTATGGATACATTGGCGATTGGCAGGGTGAAGGCAGACTGGAATACAGTCGCCGTTGACCCTTCAGGTACGGGGTACGTCCCCACACCAGATACGAGTTCATCGTAGAAGTCCTTGATGCAGAACCCGTGGAACACCCCCGCTATAGGGAGCGGACCTGGCTCTGTAGCATTGGACGTGATAATGTACCGTGCCGCTGCTACGTCACCTGTCTGTACAGGAGTACCCGCAGCACCCATCTGGGTGGAAGCGTCAGCCGCGGTAAGGCCGTCCTCGTCCTTCTTCCTCATCATTGCCTCACCAGGCATCTTCCCCATCTGGGCCAGCACCTTGTTGTTGATGTTGCGCTTACTCTTGTCAGAGATAAACGTCTGAATCTGGATCATCTCGGGCGTTATGGTGATGGCAGAGTCGTCATACTGCTGGGGGTTATCCAGCACGGTATTCTCCGTCACCGCCTGTGCCGAGAGGTTAGCCAGGAGGATTTCCCTCCATGTCGTGCCCGTGTTGGCATCCAACTCTACCCGGTCAACCAACTGGGGCATTACTCCGTCATATTGTCTACGTGACCTAGCAGAAGCCTGAATAACATCAATGCTATCTGACAAGGAACCAGTAGTTGTATTTCCAGTAGCCAAGGTCTTATCTCCTTATCTTAGTGTGGACTATACAGTCCAGTCTCGGTTGGCCTGCACTAGCAGGTAGTCTACGTCCAAATTCTCTATAGCCGCACCCTTGGCCTCTACGCCCAAGATCAGTGCCATATTAACTGAGGTTGACGCAGCCCCAGTCTTAGTCTGCTTGAGAACACCGTCTATATACCACCGGGCTGTGCCATTCGTATCAATCTCTAGCCTAAGAACCTGCCACTCACCGGCAACAGCATCATCATCTGCATCTACGCTGGTTGAGGTAGTCTCTCCCGTCGTAGTGCCGCCGTTGTAAACCATGTGCCAGTCCTCATCATCGGTGAGTTCGGCTGACAGAAAGAACCCACATATATCTGAGGCTGTCAGGGTCAGGGTTGCGGTGCCTCCCGTCATAACATCTGTCTCAATACTGAGAGTATTGGGGTCGATGTCAGTAAAGCCAAAGAAGACTTCCTTGGTGTCCAAGTTGTCTAGCTGAACCCGTGCTTCTGCTACCAACGGGCCCATCAATCCAACATCAAAAGCGATGTTAGTGCCTACTAGGGTTGTGTGATTATCCTCATTGGTTGTTGTTATACGACCCGCTCCGCTCAACACGCCCGAAATGGACGGGACTCCCGCATCTACTTCTGCGCTTCCTTGACCACCCACTATAAATGGGCCAAGCTGTCTAGTTTCTGCTGTATTTGCTATGTTGTCCTCGCTAAAGAAGTCGTAGAACAACTCGATTCTTCCTCTGTCACTCTGTGCCATTTTATTGCTCCTTAAACAAAGTTGTTACTGGAGGTCGTCAGGTTTCCCCGCTCCCTCCACACGTTTGCTCTCGTTATTCTTGTTACACTAATCCCTGTCTCTTCATAGCATCCTGGACATCCCTGCTCCAGGGAATCTCGCCTCGCCCATACGCGGTCACCTTGGCAGAATCACTCCTGCCAGCACCGGCCCTCTGCCCTCGATTGGCATTCAAGTCCATCTCGGCAGGGTTGGCTGTCTTCACGCCAGGGCCACTAGCCCGTGCTTTCGCAAGCTCCAGTGAGGTCTCGGCATGGGCAACTCTCTCTCTCGCTTCGGCATATCGGCCCTTAGACCATAAGTCCTCAGCCTCTTTCCATCGACGAGTGAAGTTCTGCATGTCAACACCAGACTTATCAAGGTTGTTATTTGTGTCCCTGATCTCTGCATCGTGCCTAGTGCTTATCTCGTTGATCTCGTCAGACAGGGACTGGGCCTGTCCCGTGTCCGTGATATCACTCTCGATACGGTTGACTCCATCTCTCACCGTCTCCTTGATGGTGTCTGTAGATATATCACCCCTATCGTACCTTTCAACGAGGTCTACTATGAGACCCTCCATGCGGTCCATCCTCTGGTCTTTCTCTCTTGCTGACCTACTCTGTATGTACTCGTCACGGCGGGACTTATTAGCACGGTCTAGCTGCTGCCGCAGTTCTGCGAGCTCAGACTCTAATCGGCTTGTCCTATCCTGTTCCTCCTCAGCCTGCGGCTCTCCCGCTTCGTCTTCGACAAGGGGCTCTGCCTGCGGCTCCGTAAGGATATCAGCATCTGGTATGCCTATAGTCTGCTCTGTCGTCATCCTGTCCTCCTTCCTGGCTCAAACCATTGGTTAGGCCAGAAAACAAAATACCCGAAGTAACAAAGGCACAAAGGCCATAGGTACTTCGGGCACAAGGCCACAATATTAACGTGATATTATCTATACACTATCCTTATCGTCCGTGTCAAGAACACTAAGCTGATGACACTGTTCACACTTCAGGACAACTAGGCCCTTATAGTGCTCGGCATACTTCTTGTTACACCCGGGGCAACGTAACTCCCTCTTGTAAGGCATCGGCTCGTCCTGTGGCTTCGCACTATACATTATCGGACACCTACTGGCTCAGGAGTTACCTGTGCCTCCCTCGTGGCAAAGTATTCCCTTGCTCTCCGTTTAAACTCTTCTCTTGTAGGGGTACTGAGAGCCTCTGGCTGTGTCGGCAATCCTGGCGTTGGAGTTGGAGCCAGTGGCGTTGGAGTGGCCTCTGCGGGACTAGGTGCCTCTAATAAGCCAATAAGCCTGTCTACGGGGGTGGGCGCTAGTCGGCGCCCTGCTTCTTTTGCAGAAGCAAGATCGTCCTTACGCTTCCTAATGCCCACAATATCGTCTGGGTCTATATTGTGCTCCCGTGTCAAACTCAGAACAAATGGGATGGCCCTGCTTCCAGACGGCGAGGGACCACCCTTAATACGCATTAGGCTAGTTACGTCCCCTAGAATAAAGAGCTTGGCATCCGTCATCGGGTTCTGCTGCCTGTGTTTGCTGCGGCTGATGGGATACTCCTTAGTGCCTATCTTATTTGGATCGGTGGGGATATCATTAAAGCCAGATAGTTCATCCTTCCACTCACCCGCAAGTTCACGGAGGATGATTCTGGGATAGGCCCTCATCCCAAAGAACTCTGCCGCCCCCCGTGTAGCACGTTCTAGGGGAGTGCCTCCCTCAAAGGCAACTGTCTGTACCCAAATGGGCATAACATTCTCTGCCATTGTTTTCGTGAAGGACAATAGCCCGTCCCTTGTGGGGTCCCCAATGAAGTCCTTCCCTGTCACTAAGTCCCATGACGTAGAGGCAACTGGACTAGCCAAACCACGGCCAAACTTCATTACTGGGTTCTTCATATACTCCAGTTTCCCCCATCCTACTGATGTGTCAAGCAACCGTTCTGGGTCTTTTGCAGATAGGGCAAAAAGCCTCAGTATGCTGCGTAACTTCGTGCCGGGCCCTATATTCTGTCCACCGATCTTCCATGTCATAAAGGCTGGGTCATCAGGTCTGAAGTGGCGCAGTATCTCATCCTCACTCTCTCCCCGTGCTATGGATATCGCCACGGCGACGAGTGCCACGGCGCCCACTCCCTGTGCAAGTGCGCGACGGGCCAGATTACCCTTCAGCCCTCCATGAACAGTATCAAACACCAGCCCTGCAATGGCCCTATTATACCGTGGGGCCAGTAAGGCCATTGTTTCTAACTGCCGAGTGCCGAAGCTAACTCCAAGCCTAGAGCTAGATGTAACTCCCCTGAAATTATTAACGAACGAGGTCACATCATTGATACGGGCTGCCGTAGTGCCATAATGGTCAAGGGATTTAGCCATCTCTATCCCAGCAACGTCTAATGCGCCCTCAAACCCTCGTTGAAATGGCTCCAGTACCTTACCCGCAATCTTTAGCGGTGATGTTGCTACCTCTCCCATGCGGCTCTTTGGATTAGGACGCAATATCCCTCCCCGACCCATAGCCTCAGTAAACTCAGTAGCGCCCCCGCGTGTAATAATTAGGTTTGGGTACTTCTGCATAATGGCGATGTTCTCTGGTTTATCCAAATAAGTGGAATGAAACCGCGTGTCCAACATAGACTTCAAAAACCCTTTGGCAGCAGCCGCGTATGACTTCGGACTAGCCCCTGCCAAGTATAGTAACTGTATAGCCATAGGACTGACATCACCAGCCAACATGAAGTACCTAGAAACAGAGTTGAACTGATTGACAGCGCCAACAGCCCTAAGCGCCCTGCTAAACTCAGGGCTCATGCTCTCCTTGAGTATCCGTGTCGTTTCCTCAGCCCCCGGACCCGTGAATATCCTACCTGCAAATGCAGGAGATTCAACACGGGCCTCGTCCAAGGCCGTCTGCTGTGCCTTCTTGAGTGCCTCTGCCGACTTCTTAGTGGCCTCAGATACCTCTCTTCTGACATCATCAACCAGGCCACCCTCAAACCGTGGCGCTTTTCGACCAGGACGTTTCACACGAGTCCCGCGTATGGCATCCAAGAGTTCCCGTAAATCCCCCAAGGCATCCTCACGAAGAGCTTTGACAACATTGTGGGGGATAGTAATGGGTTCCCCTACACCCATGCGGTATTTAATGAATCCAAAGTTGCCCCGCAGTCGAGATACTTCCCTCTGCAACATTGCATCGCCCGGCCTGAGAAGTAACTGCTCCTCCGCCTCCCGGAGAAGCCTCTGCACCTTCATAAAGGCACCGACTGTAGGTACCTCTAATACACGCTCAGGCTGCTCCAGTGCTTTAGATGCCTTCAGGACATCAGCTATGCGGATTCTTGTTGGCCCCCTGAGACGACCCTCCAACTGAGGGAACAGCCTTTCAATGGCATTTACTGTACCAGTGGGCAAGGACTCTCCACGTATAGCCCTCTGAATACTCTCTATAGACCGCTTGGCTAAGGCAAAACGTCTCTCTGCCACTGCCTTCGCCACCTTGATCGCTTCAGGGGTCTCCATAGTACGCCAGGGAACTTGCTCTAGTAGCCAGTCTGCCATCTTCTTATCAGCCACTCTATTGAACGCCCCCTGGACATTAAGGAATAACGCTTCATCATCAGGTATGTAACGATATCCGTCGGCAACCGCATCTGCGTCGTTAGCATATCTCCTAGTCTTTTCAGCGGCGAGCTTTGCACCTGGCCGTGCAGGGCCAGCACCCACAAATGCTGTATCAATCATCTCGCCATTTTGTGTCACCTTGGCATATACCCGACGGCCTGCGTATTGACCCCCCTCTTCAAAGACCAGTTCATTTATCTCAATGCCGTTATCCTTGAGAAACTGCAACTTGGCCTTCTCTATGTCATCGGCCACCTTCACCCACGCCTTCATGGCAGGTGTCATTTTAGAGGCATACTGATCTGGGTACGTCCTAATCGTATTAACCGTGAGTCCCCGTAATGGGCCATCAGCAATCTTGCCCTCTGTAGTCAACGTACCAAATATATTTTCCTGTGTCCCAAGTCTGTTAAGGCGTACCATAGCTGCCTGAGTCAGTTGAGGAGCCTGATCACGCAACACAGCCCTTCCAACAACGGCCTGGTGTGCAGGATTATTGGCAACGGCTGCGGGGTCAAATGTACCCATAATGGTACGGATACCCGGCAGATTACCTATCTTCCTCCAAGCGTCTGGGCGGGTCATAACCTCAACTGTCTCACCAAAGTCCGATAATGACCCCATAATGCGAGGCCCCGAGTCTGGTACCGGCATGCGGGCAGGAGTCTCTCCTGTCGCAGTACGGATGGCTCCCCCTGCCACACCCGGTCTACCCGCCACTTGCAGACCTAGTTCACCCATGCCAGGAACGCGGGCAACCTGTTCTCCCACCCGTAAGCGGGCCGTACTAATCTGCTGGCGAAGTGCAGGGGCGCCTTCACCTAAATCATCCAGTGTTCGCAGAATAGCATCACCCATCCCAGACAATGTCCTGGGTGCCTGCTGTATGGTCTCTCGCAGTGCTACAGCAGCGGCTGGCGTAGCCTCTGAAATAGCGCGCAATCCACGCATAATATCAGGGCCGAAGCCAACAACCGGAAGCAAGTTCAAGGGGTCGAATACAACACCTGCTGCCAGTTGCTCAACAATCGGCCTCTCACGTTGCCTCTCTGCCAAGCCGCCGATGGTCTCACCTACTCCCCTACGCCCCGTGATAGCTTGACCAATTTCTCTCAGACTTTGACGTGAGCGTTCTACGCTTTCAACTGGCACACGCGGCAAGAAACTAGGCAAGAAGGGCGCGCTAATTTTTGGTCCCGCCGTAGCAATACCTTGGAAGGCAGCCAGACCTGTCTCAGCAGTAGCCTCAAATCCCGTAAATGCTGCGCCGAAGGGATCGCGTATACGTCCCCTTCTCTGGAACGGTGTTGGCTGCGTAGGATGCTGTGACTGCAATCGGACTATTAGGCGAGCCTCTTCAGTCGATACCACACGGGGATTCAACTGGCCTGTTGAAGTACGGGCGCCGGGACGGGCCAGTATATCGCGGACACGGGACTGCAAGTCGTCAGGACGGGTAGCATTACCATTACGTCGGAACTCGCTGAGGAACTTCTCCTGAGCCTTAGTAGTCCTTGGCTGTGTCTGCCAGGAAGGCTGGTTATTGCGATTCGTCAATTAACCCCTCACAAAGGATGGTCTTCGGAACTTTATACTCGG